GAAAGGGGGGTCCTTGGCTAAGAAGAAGGTCAAGGGCTCCCCTACGCTGTATGTCATCACAACCGCTAAGAAGCGGGACTCCCTTGAGTGGGAGGAAGAAGCTGCGCGTCTCGGTCTGAGTACAGATCCTGATTGTTCGTTCACCGGATCCGCCATCGTGGTGGACTCGTGGAACAACATCGGGAAGTACTCGGATCGGGAACACGCGGTATTCTTTTTTGATGAGCAGCGTGCTTCCGGCAGTGGGCGCTGGGTAAAGGAGTTCTTGAAGATTACTCGTAAGAACACCTGGCTTCTGCTCTCAGCCACCCCTGGAGATGTCTGGATGGACTACCTCCCGGTATTCATGGCTCACGGATTCTTCAGGACTCGTACGGAGTTCATGGAGGATCACGTTATATTCGATCGCTTCGCTAAATACCCCAAGGTCAAACGATACATAGGGGAGGCGAAGCTGCAGCGACTTCGACGGAGTATCCTCGTGGAGATGCCGGTGGAGCGACACACTACTCGTGAAAGGGAGACTGTCTACTGCGATTACGACCGTGACTTGTATAAGTGGGTCGTGAAGAACAGGATGGATCCCTGGACAGAGGAACCCCTTAGAGACGCAGGTGGGGTCTGCAGAATCTTGAGAAAGGTAGTGAGCGACAATGACTGGCGTTCAGAGCAAGCCAAGCGCATACTCTCAAGCAATGAGAGGGTTATCGTATTCTACAATTACAACTATGAACTCGATCGAATCCTTGCAGTTGCAGAGAGCCTTGGACTGCCTACGGCGCAATGGAATGGACATCGGCACGATGCTATACCAGCAGAACCTCGATGGGTCTATATCTGTCAGTACACCTCGGCAGCAGAGGGATGGAACTGTACTAGTACCGATACGGTTCTCTTCTGGTCCCTCAACTATTCCTGGCGAGTGACGGAGCAGTGTGAGGGTCGGATTGACCGATTGAACACGCCATATTCTCGGTTGAGGTACTACTTTCTTGAGTCTCATTCCTCGATAGATGAGGCCGTTCGGAGCTCCTTGAGTAGGAAAAAGGTCTTCAACGAGAGGGCATTCGTCGGTTAGAATACGTGTGACGGTGGGCCAAGACAGGGGTTACAATACGTGTGACACTCTGTTTTGGCCCACCTCTGGCCCACTTTGGCCCACTTTTTTTTGTTGCTAATGTGACTTATGTGACTCAAAACGGGGGTGGGACAAAAAAAGTGGTCCAGTGGGCGTCACACGTATTGTGGACTTTTCCTTGGAATTGCAACGAAAGGTCGTAGGTGGACCATTTTTATGAAAAAACATATATTGATTGATTGATTGATTTTTTAATATATATAAGAGATAAGAGATTTTTCAAGTTTTGTGCCCACCCCCTAGTTTTGTACCGTTTGATGATGTTTGATGATGTTTATCGATCGAATTTTCACATTAGTCACATCTGTAACAAAACCCACCCTTGATCAAGAATACCCCCTCTACAATACGTGTGACACCCCTTGTCGCAAACTACGCATATAATGATAAGAAGGATAGAAACAAGCCTATCCCTTCTTATAGGCTTACCCAGAGGAGCACACTATGCGTGAGTCACAATTCCAAGCACAGCTCATCAAGAAGCTGAACAAGATGCTGCCGGGGATCATCATTCTGAAAAATGACCCCAACTACATTCAAGGCATACCCGATCTGATTCTTCTCTACAAGAATCGTTGGGCAGCCCTTGAGGTGAAGCGAGGCGCCATTGCCTCAGTCCGTCCGAACCAGGCACACTATGTTCGGACAATGCATGCGATGTCGTATGCCGCATTCATCTACCCTGAGAACGAGAGCGAGATCCTCAGTGAAGTTCAACAATCACTCACAGCTTAGTGGGGCCCACGCATTCCTTTCCGCCAGTAAGTATCACTGGCTCAACTACTCTCCCGACAAACTGATCGAGACCTTCCGAACCGCCCAGGCTGCCGCAAAGGGTACCCGTCTTCACGAGCTCGCCGCTGAGCACATTCGGTTGAAGATGCGTATGCCTCGAAACAAGGTGACATTCAACAACTATGTTAACGATGCTATTGGGTTTCGGATGGAGCCGGAGCAAGTCCTGTTTTACTCGGTCAACTGCTTTGGCACTGCTGACGCTATCTCCTTTGACAAGGGCCTGCTTCGCATCCACGATCTGAAGACTGGCGTTCACCCCGCCAAGATTGATCAGCTCATGATCTACGCGGCACTCTTCTGCCTCGAGTATGATGAGCGTCCTGGGGCTATCAACTACGAGCTCCGTATCTACCAGAATGACGATATTCAGGTAGCAAACCCTGAGGGCGACGACATCGCCCCTATTATGGACACCATCATCCAATTCGACAAGCTTATCGAGAAGATCAAGGAAGAGGAGGCCTAATGGATCTCGCTCACTATGGTGTTAAGCGTAAGTCTGGACGTTACCCCTGGGGTTCCGGAAAGGACCCGCATCAGCACTCGGGCGACCTCCTCTCCACCATCAAGGATCTGAAGGCGAAGGGTCTCTCTGAGACTGAGATCGCCAAGGGCCTTGGAATGACCACCACCCAGCTTCGAGCCCAGAAGTCCATTGCTAAGAACGAGAAGCGTAAGGCTGACGTTGCAATGGTGGCCCGGCTCAAGGAGAAGGGGATGTCCAACACGGCCATTGGTCGTCGTATGGGCATCAACGAGTCCTCTGTTCGAGCGCTTTTAGACCCCACCCTCAAAGAAAGGGCGGGGAGCACTGAGGCACTTGCTAAGGAGCTCAAGAAGCAGGTTGGTAAGGACGGTCTGCTCGACGTCGGACTCGGCGTTGAGGTCAACATGGGTGTCACAAGCACCAAGATGAAGACCGCCACCGCTATGCTCGAGGCTGAGGGCTATCACGTCCACAAGGTGAAGGTCCAGCAGCAGACAACTGGTAAGTTCACCGAAATGAAGGTCCTGGTGCCTCCGGGCATGGACTACAAGACGGTTCTTGCCAAGCGGGGCGAAATTAAGGCCCCCGGTGTCAACATTGAGGACCAGGGTCGTACCGTGTACGGTATCGAGAAGCCCACTGCAGTTTCCAGCAAGCGACTTAAGGTTCGCTATGGAAACGAAGGTGGTACCGATATGGACGGCGTTATTGAGGTTCGACGAGGAGTCAAAGACCTCTCCCTCGGTTCTTCCAACTATGCTCAGGTTCGAATCAGTGTTGATGGCACGCATTACCTCAAGGGTATGGCGATGTACTCGGACGACATTCCTAAGGGATATGATCTCCGGTTCAACACGAATAAGAACCCCACCGGGAACAAACTGGACGCCCTCAAGAAGCAGACAGGTGATCCGGCGAACCCATTCGGTTCGGTAATCCGCAAGCAGCTTCACTACACCGATTCAAATGGTCGGAAGAAGCTCTCCGCGATGAACATCGTTAACGATGAAGGTACTTGGGGTGATTGGTCAAAGACCTTGAGCTCCCAGTTCCTTTCGAAGCAGCCCGTCTCTCTTGCCAAGCAGCAGCTTCAGAAGGTACGAGACAAGCGCCGGGCAGAGTTCGAAGAGATTATGGCTCTTACGAATCCCTCGGTCAAGAAGAAGCTGCTTCAGTCGTTTGCAGACTCTGTTGACTCCGATGCCGTTGACCTCAAGGCGGCAGCTCTACCTCGGCAGGCCAGTCAGGTAATCCTTCCCGTTCCCAAGATGAAGACCACGGAGGTTTACGCCCCCAACTTCAAACATGGGGAGAAGGTTGTTCTTGTTCGTCACCCTCACGGTGGACGATTCGAGATTCCTGAGCTGACAGTCAACAACAAAAACCCCCATGCCAGAAAAGCAATAGGGACCAAGGTTAAGGATGCAATCGGAATCCACCCCAAGGTGGCAGAGCGTCTGTCTGGTGCAGACTTCGATGGAGACTCTGTTCTCTGTATTCCGAACAACAGCGGAAAGGTGAAGACCTCTCCCGCTCTGAAGGGCCTTAAGGATTTCGATCCTAAGGTTATGTACCCTGCCTACCCCGGAATGACACCCATGACTTCTAAGCAGAAGCAGATGAAGATGGGTGAGGTCTCAAACCTGATCACTGATATGACAATCGGTGGTGCAAACCAGGCTGAGATTGCCCGGGCCGTTAGGCACTCCATGGTTGTGATTGATGCCGAGAAGCACAAGCTCAACTACAAGCAGTCCGAGATTGATAACGGTATTGCCGCCCTCAAGAAGAAGTACCAGGGTAAGGCAAATGCTGGGGCTTCCACTCTTATAAGCCGTGCCTCATCTGAGAAACGGATTCCTGAGAGAAAAGCCCGGTCCGCTTCAAAGGGTGGGCCCATTGACAAGAAGACTGGACGCAAGGTCTATGAAGAGACTGGGGCTACTTATGTAGACAAGCATGGTAAGACTGTGCTTCGTACTGAGAAGTCTACTAAGTTGGCAGAGACTCATGATGCATACTCCCTCGTTTCTAAGAATGGGAGTGCTATCGAAACGGTCTATGCCAATCACTCTAACGAACTGAAGGCTATGGCTAACGAAGCCCGTAAAGCTACGCTTGCTATCCCCTCTGTTCGAAAGAACCCCCAGGCTGCAAAGACCTATGCCCCTGAAGTTAAATCCCTCAAGGCCAAAGTAAACGAGGCCCTCAGGAATAAACCCAGGGAAAGGCAGGCTCAGGTCCTAGCTGACGCGGTCATTAGGGCTAAGAAGCAAGCTGATCCAACTCTTGCCAATGATAAAGAGCGCCTCCAGAAAGCCCGGCGCCAGGCTTTAGCCGAGGCCCGTCAAAGAACGGGGGCTGGTAAGAAGCCTTTCGCTATCACTCCTCGAGAGTGGCAGGCTATCCAGGAAGGTGCTGTATCACAGGCTGCACTGAACAAGGTTCTTGAACTTGCTGATGAATCAGTAGTAAGGGAACTGGCTACACCTAGGTCCCAGCCTAAGGTATCGTCCAGCATGGTGTCCAGAGCCAAGGCTATGAGTAGTAGAGGTAAGACTGCTGCTGAGATTGCTGAAGCTTTGGGAATTTCTACAACTTCTGTTCACCGTGCTCTAGAGGAGGGCTGACCATACCATGGCACACACCCTCTCACAGGGCCTCTCTGAGGAGGTCTACTATGGCTAGGATGCTGTCCACAGTGGACAATCCTTACGATCCAAGAACTTCATGGGACGAATGGTTTGCTTTTGACACGGCCCACGGCTACGGTACCTGTGGCCTCCTGGCCAGGCTGTGCACATCAAGCGATTCGTTAAGTGAAGAACTTGAAATCGAAGAAATTGAAAATGCAATTGATCGAATTCTCAATCTTGATGGAACAAATTTCTATCAAACTTTCGAGATCGATGATTGAAAAATAAAATTTCTTCGTCGACCCGGGGGAGGGGGGTCTCGCATTTAGGCCCCCCACCC